CTTCCACCATTTTTTTCACCAAAATCTCCTATACCTATTTCTAAAATATTTTTAGCAGTCTTTTTTTTATTTACTAATAATTGTTCATAAAGGCTCAAATACGAATGTGTAGTATTTTTATCTGTTTTTAAATTATCTATCAATTCAAATAAACTCATATTATAATAATATTAATAATATTAATATTATTAATAAACGCAAAGTTGAAATCATTTAGATACCTAAACGAGTAAAATCATAAAATCATAAAATATCTATTTAAATTTAGAAATAATTATTAATTTTAATTTAAAAATAATTCAACAATATAATAAAATGCAGAGCATCCATCAATATATCGATTCTTTACCAGATGATGTTGAGATAATTAATATATCTGGTAGAGGATTAACTGAAATACCAGATTTATCAAGATTTAAGAATTTGCGGAAATTATATTGTTATGATAATAAATTAACTAGTCTACCACCATTAAATTTTTATTTAGAAGAATTATTTTGCGCTAATAATAATTTATCACGTTTGCCTGAATTAAATTTTTATTTAAAAAAAATATATTGCGCTAATAATAAATTAACATGTTTACCTGAATTCAATTATCATTTACAAAGAATACATTGTTTTAATAATTTATTAACTTATTTACCAGAATTAAATTATCATTTACAAGAACTAGATTGTTCTAGTAACAAATTAAAACATTTACCACAATTAAATAATCATTTACAAGCATTATTTTGTTCTGGCAATAATTTAACAAGTTTACCACAATTAAATTATGATTTAAAAAAAATATATTGCGCTTATAATGATTTAACTTATTTACCTGATTTAAATAAAAATTTAGAAAAATTATTTTGTCAATGTAATTATTTAACTTATTTACCTAAGTTAAATGAAAATTTAAAAGAGTTATTTTGTTATAATAATGGTTTAACCTTTTTACCAGTTTTAAATAGAAATTTACAAAGGCTACATTGTTCTGGTAATAAATTAAGATTTTTACCTATTTTAAATGAAGAATTAAAAAAATTATATTGTAATGAAAATCAATTAACTTGTTTACCAGATTTAAATGAAAAACTGGAATTAATAGAATATTATAAAAATCCTATTTATGAAATATTGAGTAATAATAATTATGTTAATAATATTTTTAATGAAATAAAAAATGATGAATTAAATATATTAAAACAAAAAGTAAAAAGGTTTAATAATTTTATTCATTTATATCATTGTTTAAAATTTAAAAGGCCTTTAAGAAAATGGTTATGGGAATTAGTCAGAGAACCAAGAATTATAACAAAATATCATCCAAGTTATTTGCTAGAGAATTTAGGCGAAACAGATGATTTAGATGAGTTTTTAGAATATTGGGTTACCACGTAAACTATAATTTATGTTACACTTTTGCTTATTTATTATTTTTATAACCTACTTAAAGAAAAATGTTAGTTTGGTTTAACAAATACATATAAATATTGGTATTCATATTGACACTGTAATAAATCAGCTTTTTCATCAATAATAAATCCACAAGATTGAGCTTCATCTGTAATTTGTTGAATATCTGGCATATACAATGTATGTTCATTTTTTCGAACTTTGCCGTCACTATCGTTTTTAAACTTTTCAACAAATATTGCTTTATCATTTTTATCATCTAATTTAAAATCCGCGCTATATGAGAATTCAGTAAATTTAACTTTTGTGCTTGTTATGCGCTCTTTAGCGTATCTTTGTGGAGATACATATAATAATGGGTTTCCAGGAGGTAATATAGGGTCAAAACGGTCACGGTCAACTAAATGAACAACTAAATATCCACCAGGACTTAACCATTTAAAACAATTTTGGAAGAATAATTGTTTATCTTTAAAATAGTAAATAGTAAAATACATACATAAAATATGTGTGAAAGAATCTGGTTCAAATTTGCTTCCATCTAAAGCATCTCCCACTTCAAATTTATAATCAGGAAATGTTTCTTTTGCCTTTTTAATCATTGATGGAGAAATATCAACGCCAATTACATCTAATCCTTTAGAACCTAAACCAGCAACATGATGTCCCGTTCCACAACCTACATCTAAAATTTTACTTTGAGAAGATGGAGATGCACTATTTATAATCCAGCCAATTTCATAATCATCTTTTAAATTATTAAATACTAAATAATCATAAATATCGGAATAAAAATCATCATATATTTCTGTACCATTTTTAGTTAAGAATTGGTCTCTCTGTTCAAATCCTTCAACAAAATTATTTGGTTTTATTCCTTTAAATACCAATACAACTAATAGTAATAAACAAATTAATATTAAAACCTTACACCATAGAGAACATTTATTATAGACTGAACCTAAAGATTTAATCGTTTTTTCTATATTAAAAGGCATCTTATATATTATTATATTTTTTTATTTAACCAATATGTTTCAATAAAAAAATTAAAAATTAAAAAAATTAGGTTAAATTTTTATCAATTATAATTTCTTTCGCTATATTTTTCTTTATTTTCTTATAATTTTTATCACATTCTTCTTTTGTAAAGCCGGGCATAGATTCAGAAACTATTTGTAGATATTTATCATTTATTTTAGACGATGAATCTTTATATTCTGGATTTATTTTTTTGCCATTCAATGATTTGTTTTATATTTTTATTTGACACCTTTTTAATAGCGTTAACTAATAATGAATTTTCATCCGTATCCTTTGTCCATTCATTGTTATTTTTGATGTAGATAGTTTCTCTTTTTAGGTCACTACAATGTAATGGTCTGTCAGGCACTTCAATAGATTTTAGACCATCTATGAATATTTTAGAAATACCTTCTGTAAACCCAACTTTACCCGTTTCCTCTAAATCACTAATAGAAACCGGTAATTGGTCAATAAATTCATTTATATTGATTGCATTTTTGCAAGTTTCATTAAGAAAAACTTGGAGATTAAATGTTTTATTATGGCTATTGAAATTATTATGATGTCCTGAATTTTTGGCTAGTTCAATCATTTGCTTATTTTGTTCAATCATCAATTGTTTGAATTCGGAATTTTCCTTCATGAGATATTGGACTAGTTCTGTTTGGTCTTTTGTAGTAGGATTTGATGTTTGGTCTTGGCATTTTTTTTTGTGACGCCATAGTCCTTGCCTATGCTTATATTCTTTACTACATTCGCATATAAATTGGCACTGATTATCAGTTGATTCTTGCTGCTTATTTTCAAGCATTGTAGACGATAAAGTTGCTTGTTTTTGTCCCTCTTTGTATCCTTTTGTAACCATTTTATGTTTATCAGTTGAAATATGTGATGTATAATTAGATTTTCTAGACGTTCCGTAGTCACAATTATGGCAATAAAATTTAATTGCTTGTTTTTGCTTGTTTTTGTCCCCTAAAGTAACCATACTCTAGCAACAGAAAAAATCCCTAAGTAGTTTTCTTTAAAATATTAAAAATTTTATCGTCACAAAAAAATACATCAAAAAATGGATTTGTGAGCATCATCGTCACACCCCCAAGTACGCAAGTTTTTTTCAAAAAGTCATTTAGGTTTTCATTTTTGGACATTTATTTTTGTCCATTTTTCAAAACCTAAATGACTTTTCAGAAATTTATTACACAGTTATTCATTTTTATACGCTCATAATTTAATCATTTAATTTGTATTTTTTTATATACGTTTACGTGTCATATTTTTTTTACTTTTTTTCTTATTTTTTGTTTTTTTACTGGCTTGTTTATCCTTTAAAAAATATTTATAAAAATCTGATTTAAAATAGTTAAACATATTGTGGTCTGTAAAGTTAGATGTCCATTTGGTTGCCTCAATGATTTTTTTAAATTTATTAGTATTAACTGCATTCACTATTTTATTTCCTTCCGATTCACTTTTAATGGGAATACCAAATGAATAATTCGTCATGGCATATTCACCTTTATAATCATTATATGGGTATGGATGTAGACCTTTAATTAATATTACTTTTGGAACGCCAAACATTTGCACATATTTTTTACCTTCAATTACGTCTTTTGTTTTTGACCAATAATTTATGTCACCGTCCTTAATGGTATGCGAATGTCTAACAGGATATTTATATTGCTCTGTTTTTTTGATAGACATATGAGGTTTTCTTTTATCATATTGTGACGAGCTATATAACGAATAGTTTGTATATCATGATTAGGAATAAAAGGTAATTTAGTCATATTTATATTATATTCTTTGTTTTCTTCATCAATAATTCTGGTTGAAGATTTTGATGGATTTTTTTGCACAAGAAAATAGTCAACTCTTGCGTTTATTCCATTAAATATTCTTTTTGTTTCATCAGGACTAAATATTTTTAAAAAAATAAAATTGTATTGTTGAAATATATCCCACATTTTACTTAAATTGCCTGTTTTATCTGGTGCTCTCCATTTTGGAGGCGTAACAAATAATAGATAACCCTTATCACTTAAAATAGTAAATGAATAGTTTACAAATAATGGATATAAATCATGTTTACCTTGCGCTGTTTCTCCTGATGTATCGTTTTGAAAAGGTGGATTACCAATTATAATATCAAATTTATTTATTCCAAATTGACTAAAACATTTTTCAGATGTTTTCAAAAAATCAGCACAACATATATTAGCAGTTGAACCAAATATTTGTTTGGATATTTTAACATTTGCAGGATTCATCTCAACCATAAACAACATATTTTGAATAATATGCTTACTTCTTCTAACATTATTTGAATCCCAACTTTCTAATCCTTTCATTAAACGCTGATAAACTACCATAGGAAAATTGCCTATTCCGTTAGCAGGGTCAAGCCATTTTAAATCCGGATTACTCCATACTGATTTGGGTAATTTATCTAACATCTCTTCAATTAATTTTATAGGAGTAAATACTTCCCCAAATTTATTTTTTTCTTCCTCTCTAACAGATAAGTATTGTTCTATTTTTTCTTCAATATCTTTACCAGTCATAACGTGTATTAATCCGTTATTTTTAGTCATTAGCTTCTTAATATAATTAAATATAATTAAATATAAAAATAAAATTTATACGCAATAAATGTGAATCATGTAGTTAGAGCTTTATTGTAAAACTTCAAAAGTATAAAATAATATTACTTTTCGCCATTCTTCGTATATTATTTAGTTTATTACAAAACTTTTTTGGCTTTACCTTTTGTAAAGGTAGAATGGATGAAACAGAAATAAATGATGTGAGAAGTGATAAAGATTTTAAAGGAATAACATTTTCTGAATTTAAAAAAACAGATGTTAAAAAAGAAATTATTAAAAATTTATATAACGCTAAAATAGAACCTGCTTGTTATTGGAGTGCCGAAATGATATGCGCTGGACATTATCCTGACTTATGGGACACAATAATCAGTTTTTATACTAAACATATACATATAGGTAACCCAAAATTAATAACTTATTTAGAACTAAGAATAAATAATTTTAAAGATATCGTTTCGAATGGTTATAGAGACCAGGAATTAAGATTAAGAAATAATGAAAAAATGAGAAAATTATTTTGTGAAGTAATGTGTGTTTTGTGCGAAGCTAGAAAAAAACACTGTTATGCTGAAGTTAAGGTTAAAAAGGAAGACTTTGATTTGACGCAAATGACGGAACGTTTTAAGGCACCAAATGTTAGATATGCGGAAGAAATATTTTTAAAAGAAGACCCTAAGGAATTATTTATAGCTGCAAATGAATTAGCATATAATTTAACGGATGAAGGCAAAAATAGTGTTAGTGCGTGTTATTGGATGGAATGGATAATTGAATTTGAAACAATTTGTAAACAAAAAAAAGAAAAATTTAAATGTGAACGTAGAGAATTTGCAAAAGTTGAAAGTAAATGCCAAATGGATATCGTTTGGATTATTTGGGATATTTTTTTATCAGAAGCAGCAAAAAGAAATGATTTAGTTCAACGTATGATAATTAGTGCGTTAAATATTTTTTGTTTAAGATATCGCAGCGGATGTTACAAAAAAAGACGACTTCTTATGTACTTTGTAATAGAAGTATTTACTGAACCATATTCT